CGTTGCTTTCCTCGACCTTGCGCTTGATCGCCTTTTCTTCAGACTTGAGGACCTTGTGGTCCCGGACCATTTCATCCAACTGTTGTATGAGATAGCTGTCCTGATTGTCAACTTCCTTCTTCGACAGCACCTTGCGCTTCTCAGGCACACGGCCCACAGAAACTTCATCGCAAGACCGCTTGAAGGGGCAGTAGGCACACATGCCGTCCAGCTTGCCTTCTGCTGGGAGCAGCGCCGGGTCCTCAGCTTCGAATACCTTCTCTGCCCGCACCCGTCCAATCTGGTAGACACTTTCATCGAAGGGGACGATGTAAATGCGCATGTCGTCCAACCATGATGCGTTGACGTAAATCACCACAGCGTAGTTTGGATTGTAGTCGGTCGTCTGGCGAATAAGGCCCATCTGCATCTGCGTCTGGCCTTCGTGAATGGCCTTCGGCTCAGTGATGTTGATCCGAGGATCGAACGACTTCATTTCGAGAACGATACTGTCTTCGTCGATGGTATCCAGCCCGTAGTAGGCCAGAAAGTCCGCCGGAAGCTTCGCGCCGCTCGGGTCAATGATCAGTCCGTCGAGGGTAGCCGAGCTGACCCCATCCACGATTGTTTCCTGATCTTCGCCTTCCATGATCAAATCCAAGCCGCGCCGGGTGAGTCCTGAACGGACCGCAGGCACAACCTGATAGTTTTCGATGATGTCACCACGGCGGATTGCGCCCCAGCTATCCTTGTATGCAGGGTCGCGAACGAACCCAAATTCCTTGCCGCGCTTGCCAAACCATGACTTGCGCATACATCCGAAGGCCTCAGAGGCACCGACCGACTTTGCCCGGTCGTGCGACCACGTCTTCTGGTTGTTTGCGATGAACTCGTCAAACAGGTCCTCGAACGTGAACTGATCCCTCGGAAGGCTTTCCGGAACGCCATGTTCCAGAAGCTCTTCAAAGTAGGTCTGTTCTGTCACGCGCGCCCCCCAAAGCCGTAGGTGACGCGGGGGTCTTCCATGTCAGGCACATCGAGACCGTTGTCGCGGCAGGCCATGCGATAGCCTTCCTGCATGGCGCGAGTGAGCGCGATGGTGTTCATCAGGTGGGTGACCTGCCCCGCGATGACCTGATTGTCCTGCGAAATGCTTTCCACGACAGGTGCAGCGCGCTTAATATTGATACTCACCAGAGAATACTCCCATGTCCAAAAGTTCATAATAGACGCGGGCGGTTGCCCGGACGTCGACGAGGGCGTCGTGTGCGCCTTCGATGGTTTCGTTAAAGAAGAAGCGGACGCACTCTTCGAGCTTGGGCCACTTCCACTGACCGCGCCGCTTTGGCGTGGCCTTTACGATGTCGAGGGATGCCAGCATTGTGCAGATCATGGTCTTACCTGCGAACGGATCAACATACTTGGTGCCGATCAGGTCGTGGTAGACGAACGCCGCGCGCTGCATGACGGTGATGTCGAAGCGAGCGTTATGGGCGACGATGATGTCCGCGTGATCAACCATGTCGAGAAAGAATTCGACCCCGGTGATGAGCTGTGTTCCATACTCCTTTGCCATGTCGTCCGTGAGGCCTGTGACCTCGGATGCCTTGGCATCCATGGTCCAGCCTTCTGGGACGATCAGATAGTTTGCCGCCAACATTTCGCGGCGGTTTTCTGCGTCGAGCTTCATACCGATCTGGATCGGCATCGGCTGCGCCGGGTCTGTGGCGTCAAGCTTATCCCTGACCAGCCCGGTAGTTTCCGTATCAAACAGCAGCGTCTTCATGTCAGTCTTTCTTTCGTGTTATAGTGTTTTAGCTATAATACATGACACTGTCAAGAAAAATGTCACGCATAATGACAGAAAAATCAGTGCACTTCTGCCCAAGTATACCCAATCTTAGATTCCGCCGCGACCGGGCACTTGAAGCCAAAGTGGTCGCCAGCCATAGGGGCTGCGGCTTCCATAAGTGCTGCTGCACGCTCGGCAATCTCTTCCCGAACACACACCTCAATCTCGTCGTGAGACCAGTTTACGAAGTAGTAGTCGAGTCCGACGCCGTGATCCCAACCTTCCTCATAGAAGAGGTCGTCAACGATGAGGCACCACTTCTTGGCGATCAACGCACCGTCCGACTGCAAGCGCAGGTTCAGGGCGGCGTGGTCCGACCTTACATAGAGACGGCGACCGTCAAGACCGCGGATGGTCCCGTGGTTCTGACGCTTCTCACGCTTAATGGCCTTGATTGCCTTGTCCAGAGATGGCATAGCTGCCATAAGCTTTGCCCGAAGCTGCTTGCCCAAGGTGCGCTGGCGCGCCTCTGTGGAAAACGACTCCACGATAGACCCCAGCTTGGCATCACCTCCACCATACATACAGTTGCCTGTAATCGTTACGAAATTTCCACGACGCATGACAAATGAACCGTTTTCTGTCGTCATGCACCAGACGTCACCATCTTCGATTTCTTCGATCTCGATCTTCTGGCACCCCCAAGTGCGGCTGTCACATTCTTCGGTCTTGGCTACATCTTTCGCGGAGTTCAATGGAATTGATTCCCCCCACACAACGCGATCCCCCCCGAATGGGGCGTTCGCAATCACCTTGTGCATTCCAGTCAGCTCGTCTGTGCGGCAATACATAAATTCCTCGATGTATTCCCCCGCAACCATCCGCTTATGAATTGTTGCCCAGCGGTGGTCCGGAGTGCACACCACATCCATTCCCCGCCCCTTTACACGAACGCGCTTTGCCCCCGGAACAAAGTGCAGATGCTGGATAGGCTTCCACTCCTTGATGTCCTTTTCCATGTTGTATGTCATCACAAGGTCACCGACCTTGAGATCGGAATAGTGCTTCCACCCCTGCTTGGTGAGGGCCATAGTCTCCATGTCGACACAGGCATACAGCAGGCGCTTAGCAGCGGACCGACTGATTCCTGTAAGGTCGGCGTTCTTCTGGTGGATGTCGCCGTTGAGAACGACGTCGATGATTTCGCCACCGTCGAACGGTTCTGTCAGGTTCCCGAGGCAGCGGAATTCGATACCTGAAAGGTCACAGCCTACGAGCTTACGCCCCGGCTCCGCTGTGAAGAGTTCTCGACTATCCCAGCCGTAGCTACCCTCGCGTCCCCGGACCAGAATGGACCACTCGCCCTTCTTTTCCTTCCACTTCGAGTCCACCAAGATTGGCAGTCCGAAGTGGTTGAGAAGTCCGGTGTGCTCCTTGACAAACTGCTCCCCCTTCTCGAAGTCCTTGAACTCAATGGCATTTACACCGGGGACCTGTGACACGTTCGGTGATGAGTGGGTGGCGCGACCTGAGACCGTTCCACCAACATTCACCCGACCATGGATGCGTCCGTCCGCCCTGACCAGCTTGAGCCAGCCATTCTTACCGTCCGCGACCTGTCCGAGGCGCTTCTTGATGAAGAAGACCTCTGCCAAAGTATCAGCAATAGGGACTGTATCCGCAAGATCGCGCAGAATTTCGTCGTCTACGCGGGCTGCACCCTTTTCGGTGAAGTCCTGTGGCTCCCACCCATACAAGGTCTGCAGGCGATCAACGATCTGCTGGCGACTGTTCGGATTGAATTCCTTCAATTCGATCTTGACATAGCCAGCGCCTTCGGTGGTTGACGCCCTGATCTTGCTCCATTCTCCCGGCTCGAACGACAGTTCGTTCTTGAAGTTGACGGTGCGCTTGGGGAAAGTAACCTCGCCCCATGTGCGCCGCTCGCCGTGCTCCCCATTGTCGATGTTGAACGCATCGAGGACGCGCTTTGCAGGACGATACCACTTGCCAATATGCTCGACAGCCTGCGCCGACAGGGTGTCGTAATCAGTGCGCAGGACGTCCGCCAAGGCTTCCGCCTGTGCGACGTTGAACACAAAGCCGTTGCGCTCCTGCTGGACCATCAAGGCGTGAACCTGATGCTCCATGACGATGGCTTCGGGCGACCAGTTGAAGTTGTTGATCTTCTCCCAGAGCAAGAAGTTGACGTCGACGTCGAGCATCATGTAGTCATGCATCGCGACGTTCCACGTGCCCCAGACATAGTGGTGAAGCTCTTCGGGAGTTGGTGGTTCGAGGCCAGCTTCCTTGTGCTTCTCCTTCAACTCGTTCTCGCGCTCCTTCTTGTAATCCCCCTTGTTCAGCCCGAGGCGATAGCCCCAAGCTTCTAGGCCCTGCAGCCCGATCATAGCGCCGGGGAGCTGCCCCTTGGCAGACATGCGGAAGTCGTTCTCCTTGATGTCTGCAAACACCATCCGCGCCATGACCAACGTGTCGTTGATGGTGGCGTTGGACTTGAAGTCAGGGTCTGCAATCAGAAGCGCATTTTCGTCGAAGTCGACGATGTTGTGCCCGGTGCGGTATTCCGCCTCAGCGAGGACCTTCATGCCCACGCTGAGGGGTTCAATGTTTGTGTGGCCAAGAAGGGCCAGAGCCTCGACGTCTTCGTCGGACAGCGGCATAAGGTCGTCGTGGACATATGACCGCTTCCATCCGGTGTCGAGACACCGAATGCCCAGCGAATGGATACGATCCATGCAGAAGGGCCACTCGACGTGCTCGGGCAACAGGCCGTTGGATTCTACGTCGTAAAGGATGCGGCGAAATGTCATTAGACCACCATGATCAGGAATGCAAAGAGGATGAGAATTGCTGCAAGGCGCAGCTTGTCAGTGCCAGTCACGCTGGCACCGTGTCAGTATTTGTGACACGTGAAGGTGCACAAGCAGGCTTGCGCTTCCCTTCCATCCACGCCGGGGCGACGTCCTTCATATACATGACGGTGCCAATCTCCCGGATACCTTCGACAGGAATCTTCGGGTTGTTGATGTGAGACTGCGTGCGCAGCGTGCGTTCCCACTTCTGGAACACAGGCTCAAGCGCGCCAGATTCAACCAGATAAGCTTCATGCAGGGTGATCTTGTCATACATCGCGAAGACAAAGCGGCGGTTGCGGTAGCGGGCGATTGTGTCGCGGGTCAGGTGATGGTTCGTTGTGAACCCGCTGCCCTTGCCAGACATGTCGATGGTCTTCACCTCATAGAGGTTGCCCATACGATCCTGAGCGTCTGGACCGGTCCGGCCCGGAATGAGGTCGAGGCCAGTGGCAATTGCAAGCTGCAGCATCTTGCCACCAGCATCCTGAAAGATGTCCTTGATGCCATACTGTTCGGCGAGGCTCTGCATGGCCTCAACACCGGGCCACAGGCTTTCGATTTCGGCGTAACGCAAATTGAGGTGAGTTGGCATGGTCGTTCCTTTGGTTTTTAGTTGATGTCGGGGCCGAACTGCGCGCGGACGGCGTTCATAAAGCGCTGACGCGCTTCCAACGGACGCCAGCAACGGAAGTCGGGATCAAGATCGTGCAAGGTCATGATGGGAGGATGCGGGATGGACCACAGGGCAGTAGAGACCGTGGTCATTACGTCCGCTTCCATGACTGACAGCATCTTGTCAGCGCAATCCACAACAGCCGCAATATCGCGGTTATACGGGATGTTGTATCTCTTGATCATAGCGGCCTGTGCCCGGTCTTCCCGCTCCGCATACTGCGGGGTGATCGCCTTCTGTGGTGAGGTCATGTCACCATAGATACCCTCAGGTGCGTCATGCATGATTGCCCAAGGGCGTGCTTCTGGGTGGCCCATCAATGCGACCAACATATCCACATAGACGCTGTGCTGCGCCACACTGTAAATGTCGTTGTCGAAGGCGGGTGCCATCTGCCCGGCGAAGCGGCAGTCCTTGGAGATGCCTGCGGCCATATCGCTGATATTGAAATCTTCTGGACGGGGGTCATCCAGATAGAAGCAGGACCCGCTGCGGGTTGCTACCCACGGTCCGCGTGTTGTATCTGTCATGTCATAAATCCTATCATATGTCGGTCGGTGTAAGTAAAAGTGACACCCGAGTCAAGCAGTAATTGCGTCGAGAGCCTCAAAAATGACCCCCATCTTTTCCAGCAAAGCTACTGCCATGCGCGCTTCAATCGATCCATCGACAACAAGGTGCTGGATGATCACAGCGTTCTTCTGCCCGTGCCGCCATGCCCGGTCTTCCGCCTGTTCAATCAGAGCGGGAACCCAGTCAAGCTCAGCGAAGACAACGAACCGTGCACGCGTCAGCGTGAAGCCAACACCCATTGCAAGGATGTTCCCGATGATGACATCGATCTCTCCATCCTGAAACGCGTCTACGACCGCCTGCCGCTTGTTCGCGGACACTGCTCCGGTAACGACACCTACGCGGATGCCTGCGGCTTCGAAGCGCTTGCGCAGCTCGTCAATCACAGACTTGTGATAGCCAAACAGAATCACCGGCTCGCCACATTCGACAAGATTCTTGACGTGATCCGTCACCAGACCAACCTTTGCGAGGGCGACCTCTTCACGTGCGGCTGACAGCTCTGTGAACATGATCTGCTCAGGTTCACTGAGGGTCTTGACCGCCAGATTCCAGTCAGGCTCTTCGGTGTCCTGCGCTGCCACCGCCTCAGTCAGCTTCTGACTGATAAGGTCGATGACGTCGATGTAGCGGAATGGGTTGTCTTCCTCATTGATCCCCATCATCGCTTCGAAAGCCCCGAGAGCGGCTTCGACCAGACTCTTCTCCTTGCGGACCGGCTTTTCCAGCTTGTCGGTCGGGAGCAGGATCAGCTCGCGCGTCTTCGACGGGAGTTCCTTGAGGACAGATTCCTTGTTGCGGCGCACCATAAAGCGCTCCCGCAAAAGCTGATTGAGCTTGTCGAGATTGGTGGCCCCGCTGGTGTCGCGCCCGAACCCATCATCATACGCACCGCAGAATTCTTCGGTGAAGCGCTCCCAACTCTTGCCCAACCCCTTCGGATCGCAGGCCCGAACAAGTGTCCACAGCTCAATAGGCTTGGACATGATCGGGGTGCCTGTGAGATACAGGTGGTAACGGGCCTCTACAGGGTGGAACGTCTTTGCCTTTTCGACGACGACCATCTTTCCCTTTACGTCGTCATACTTCTTACGCGCCTTCTTCTTGCCGCCGAAAATGCACATAGTGCGGGTAGTGGTTGCGGTCTTGAGAAGGTGGGCCTCGTCGCAGATGACCATGTCCCACTTCTTCGCCTTGACGTCGTCGTCGAAGGTTGGGAGCATGTCGTAATTTACAATCACGACGTCGGTTTCAGGCCAGTGGTGCTCGGTCCATGTCTTGACATACTTGTCCCCGGTCTCTTCATCGGTGACGGTCTTTGAGCGAGGGATTGACATGGCGATGCCAACGGTAAGACCGTGGACATCCCAGCGCCGCCACTCGCGCGACCAGTTTACCTTGAGAGACGCAGGGCACACGACCAGAACGGACTTCATATTCATGGCGTTGTGGACGCCAATAGCCTGAATAGTGTTGTGCGTAGGGCGATACCCCGTAGTCAGAAACAAGCGGTCGGGAGCGTCCACTGCAATACACACCTGCTCCTGATCTTCGATATGCTCGATGGCAGTAATGAACCGCTTCTTGCCTAGATATGCATTCTGCGGAGTAAACTGGCTAGACTTCCACCAGAACGGATTTAAGTCTCCGGTGAACACCCTAACAGCATACAGAGTGCGACATGTGCCGCGGGAGGGCTTGGTCCTGTAGTCTGCTGATCCTCCAAGAGAACGTACCAGTTCGACAACATCACCTGCGAGCTGGATGCTCGTGGTGTAGTATACGTTGTGGTTCCCCTTCTCGGCACACCCGTCTGAATCCATCATTCCCCGCAGGAGATCGATACGCTGGTTGATGCTGGCTACCTTGTAGATGTTCGGTATATGTTTTGTGCATCCGAGTTCACGGTAAAGTCCAAGATCGCGGATGGCCTGCATGTATTCATGGGTCTTATTTGAGCGTTTGTCCTTGCTGATGCGCCCTGATACCGCCCCTCTGTAGGGGTCCGCCCACTTAATGCTGCACTCGTCAGTAACTGCTGCACTGAGGCGTTCCCTAACCGTATGGGCTTCCACAGGAACAGTGATAGAGAGCATCTTTCCGAAATACCCATTACCGAGCATGTACCCGAGCAGGTAGGGGTCAAGCGGCAGAGACTTCTCGGTGTGGGTAACAGGTTCAATCAAAGGGAGGCTGAACTTCGGGCGGTCCCCATACTTCAGACCTAAATCCACCATGTCCTGTGTGGTTACCGTGCGCTCCTTTTCCCTCCAAGACTTGTTATGCACGGTCCAAAGATGATCAGCACTACAGTCAATATGCCCGCCGTCAGAAAAACTAACACGTAATGTAGGGCGGACCCCCTGCGGATACACACCTGTAATCTTGGTGAAACCCATACGCCCTGCGATGCGGTCCCCAACCTTGGCATCTCCGATCTCTTTCCACCCATCATCATAAAGAATTTTTTCATTCAAAATCAATGACTTACCAAGGCCTGGCGGGTCCCCGATGAGTGTATGGGTGCGGGAAAGACAATAGTTCACGCCTGCCTTCTGGAAGGGCATGTAGGAGAGGCCCTCAGGGGCTGGGAAGTCTTCGTCGGTGTCCTCGGCCCAAGAAGCAGCGACTGCCGCCTCCTTGATCGCCTCAGCGTGTGTCAGATACTGTTCAGCGTCTCCAATCGCATACTCGCGCAACAGCCGAGCCTTCTCGTCGTCGCTGGTGGTCCACTTCTTGAGACGGGTATCCACACCCCACCCAGCGCGCTGAAAAATCAGGCGCTCATGAAACGTGCACTGGACAGCGACAAACTGCCCGTCGATGCGGTCAAATGCGGGCAAAGTTATAGCCTCCGATCTCAATCTCTACCTGCGTAATCGCAAGCTTGAGATCGTCAATCTCGCGCAGCAGCCACTGCTTATTGGTTTCCCATTCCGCAGCAGGCAGGAGTGGGTTATAGCTATCCAGCCCAAACCGCATGGTCTTGCCTGCGGCGGCAAGGACTTCTCCGGTCTCTTCGACCAGATGTGCAAGGGCCTTATCAACAGACCCGCGCTGCCGGAATTCTTCATGTGCCATTGGCAATCTCCATAAGGATTTCAGCGTGGCAGAAGGCGGGGGCGCAATAGCACACGAGGTCCTTCCCACGTAGATCGTGTTTCACTTTCGCAACCAATTCTGGTTGGGACAGGAGCCACTCACGAAACTTCATGATGGCCTTGTCTCTACGCCCATTTACGATCCTAAATGGGTTTCCGAACGGACTGCCCCGGCCCACGTAGATTGCGTGGGCAGGGACGTTGTCATTGTTTTTGTTGTAGATTTCTGGCATCACACCGCAGAGGCAAATGGGGCTGAGCACTTCTTGTGGAACCAGCCGACCGAAGCGGTGTTGACCAGCTTCGCGATCTGGGACCATTCAAGACCTGCCTCTTCCATTTCGACAACGCTCTCCTTGCGGACGTCGTTGCCCATCCACTTGAGGAAGTCAGCCGTGCGCGGCTTCTCTGCGACGCCGTCACATGCTTCCATCAGGCCCTGCATGCAGCGCGCCTCGGTCACGAACATGTCGATGAATTCCTTAGCGCCGTCCGGGATGTCGAACTTGCGGCTTGCCGGGTTCTTCATCTTCTTAACGCCGTGGTGTTCTGCCTTCACCTTGAAGGTGAATTCGCTGTATTCATCGCGGGTGAGCTTGCCGTTGTGCACCTGCTTAGGCACGACAACGATACCTTCGCCCTGACCTTCAATATCGAACGTGTCCATGATGAACGGATCACATTCAGCGATGCCCGCCACAACATCGTTCAGGTATTCGACAAGAACGTCAGTCTTTGTCGGGTCAGAAAAATCGACAGTGATTTCATCGGACGCCCAAGGCAGGACCAGAACATCGTCAAGAACGCCACCGACATCCTTCGGCAGATACGTTTCAATCTCGCTCGGCTCGACGACCATGTAGTCGCCGATCTGCACTGCGAAGATGAAGAAATACTTCTTCGAGAGCAGTGACACTGCGTCTCCCTTCTGGACGCCGGGGCCAGCCCATTCGCCATAATAGATCACGGTCTCAGGGACATCCTTGTGAGGGATCGCCCACGCGGCCTTGCGTGGCTCAAGCCAATTAGCAAAGCCTGCGTTGTCTGCATATACGTCGACGTCGGAGGTGCGCTTTTGCGCATATACCTCGCCTCCTTCGCAGCGAATCGCTGCGTTGGTGCCGTGCAGCTTGATCTTAGCGCCGAAGGTTACGACCGGGCCACCCATGAGGCGGCTCTGGTTGCGCCACACGTGAGAGAAGCTTTCGAGGGATGGGAACTTTGCAAAGCTCATGCTGTCGCCTCTTCTGCCTTGGTGATCCGAGAGAAAAGCTCGTTGGCGATTGCGCGCGCAAAGTAGTCGCCTGTCGGAGCGTCGAGAGCGGCCCTGAGAGCGCTGAGGCTCATCTTCTTGAAGTCGTATGGAGTGTAGTCGTTGGTCACCTATTGTTTCTCCTTGTCATTATTTATGATACGCTTACGCGTGCCAATCTCTTTATGTCAG